ACTAGCCTATTGGAGACAAATGACCACCTTAAAGGATTCGTTAAACAGATCCGACACGCCAACGGAACTGAAAGCATTGAGATGCTATCTGGAGCAAGGCTTGATGTTGTCGCAGCAACTAGAGACGGCTCTCGCGGTAGATCAGTCAATGGATTGCTCTACATCGATGAAGTCCGAGAGATCACAGAAGATGGATTTAGAGCTGCTACTCCTACAACTAGAGCTCACCCAAACTCTCAAACGCTTCTTACCTCTAATGCAGGAGACGCTTTCAGCACTGTACTCAACGACCTACGGGAAAGAGCTATCGACTACCCACCCAAGTCTTTTGGATTCTATGAGTATTCAGCACCCCAGTACTGCAAGATAGACGATAGAAATGCATGGGCTTTGGCTAACCCCTCTTTGGGATACACCATCACAGAGGAAGCGATTGAGGAGGCGATTGCTACTTCACCGATTGAGAACACTCGTACGGAAACTCTTTGCCAATGGATCGACTCCCTAAGTAGTCCGTGGCCACATGGCATTCTTGAAGAAACATCCGATTCTGATCTAGAGATGGCAGTCGGTGCTTACACAGTATTTGGCTTTGATGTTAGTCCGAGTAGGCGCAATGGCTCGCTCGTTGCTGGCCAATTACTCCCTGACGGGCGGATCGGTATCGGGATTCTGGAGACTTACAGCTCTCAGGTTGCTATCGATGAGCTGAAGATGGCTGCAAGTATAAAGGCTTGGTGTGACATCTATAAGCCACGCCTTGTCTGCTTTGATAAGTACGCCACCCAGACTATTGCAGATCGCTTGGCTAATAGTGGTGTGGTCGTGGAAGATGTCTCTGGCCAGCAGTTTTATAAAGCCTGCGGAGACTTACTCGAAGGGTTGGTCAATCATCGAGTAGTCCATAATGGACAAGCCGAGTTTATTCAGCAGATGAATAACTGCGCAGCTAAGGTCAATGACTCAGCGTGGAGAATCATCAAGCGAAAGTCTGCTGGAGATATCTCAGCCCCTATTGGCATCGCAATGGCTGTTAGCAAGTTAATGATCCCTCAACCTAAGCCACAAATTTACGGTTAGACACACCCCTATCATATTGTCTATTTACTTGACAAATGGTATCCTTTATGACTATGGGTCTATTCCGCAAAACTGAAGCAATCTCTAATGACGATAAGCGTTCATCGCTTTTAGCGCAATACGCCCCTTCTATTATGGGAGAGAATCTCAACTCCCTTTATAACTACATCCTTCCACGCGTTCAGCGCAACGAAGCTATGTCAGTACCATCTGTTGCAAAGTGCAGAAACCTTTTAAGCGGTGTAATTGGTGGACTTCCACTTAACCTTTACCGCACATCAACAGGTGAAGAATTAGGCAACCCAGTCTGGGTTGATCAGCCAGCAATCAACCAGCCACGCTCTGTAACAATGGCGTGGACTGTTGATTCTTTGCTTATGTATGGCGTTGCCTATTGGCAGGTTACAGAAGTCTATGCAGAGGACGGCAGACCGTCTCGATTCCAATGGATTCCGAATGTTAAAGTTACATTCACTACAGATCTTTACGGCATGACTGTCACTCAGTATTACATCGATGCAGTTGCAGTTCCTATGTCAGGTCTTGGATCTCTCGTAACATTTCAATCATTTGATGAAGGTATCTTAGAGCGCGGATCTGAAACAATTAGAGCTGCAATCGATCTTCGTAAGGCAGCAGTATTAGCAGCCAGCACACCAATGCCTTCTGGAGTACTTCGTAACAATGGCGCTGACCTAGATCCTAAAGAGATTGCCGGACTTTTAGCAGCGTGGAAGAATGCCCGTAATAATCGTTCAACTGCATACCTAACATCTACTCTTGAATATCAACCAACATCATTCTCACCTAAAGACATGATGTATGACGAAGCCCAACAGTTCCTAGCAACAGAGATTGCTCGTCTATGCAACATTCCTGCTTATATGCTTTCAGCAGAAGCAAACACTTCTATGACTTATGCCAATGTTCTTGACGAGCGTAAGCAATTCTTCTCAATGAGCCTTGCGCCTTATGTAAATGCAATTCAGGATCGTTTGTCAATGGATGACATCACAGCTCGCGGTAACTCTGTTCGCTTTGATGTGGACTCATCATTCTTAGCAACTGAACCAATGGAGCGATTGCTAGTAATTGAAAAGATGTTATCTCTTGGCTTGATCACAGTTGAACAAGCTATGGAGATGGAAAATTTAACACCTAACGGCAGCGAAGGAATAGCATAATGGAAAACCAAGTAATCACCTTCACAGCAGGGCTTATCGCCAATGTTGAAGAACGCTTAATCTCAGGCAAGATCGTGCCAGCAGGAACAGGCGAAGTAGGTAACACTTCAGCAGGTAAAGTTGTATTCGAGAAGGGCGCAATCGCACTTCCAGAAGATCCTAAGACTGTCAAGTTACTTAATCAGCATGACTCACGCCAGCCACTAGGCAAGGCAACACAATTTACAGAACAAGAAGATGGCATCTATGCATCTTTCAAAATCTCACGATCTAATCGTGGATCTGAAGCTCTTATCCTTGCAGAAGAAGGCTTGCAGTCTGGTCTGTCTGTAGGAGTAGAAGTAATTAAGTCAAAGCAAAAAGGCAATGTGATGTTTGTATCTGCTGCCAAATTGCTAGAGGTTTCATTAGTAACAGAGCCAGCCTTTAAGTCTGCTCAAGTTATTGATGTAGCGGCTGAGGAAACTCCAGAGGTCGTAGAAGAAGAAATCACACCAACAGAAAGCGAGACAGCTGTGGAGAATACTCCAGAGACAGTTGCAGCACCAGCAGTAGAAGCAGCAGCGGTTGAAGCTGCTCGCCCAACTGTAGTGACAGCAACTACATTCGTGCGCGAGCGCGTAGCACCAATCACTTCAGCACAATACCTAGAGGCTAACATTAAGGCAGCTCTTGGTGATGACGAGTCACGCCGCATCGTTCGCGCTGCAGATGATTCAACATCGACAAACACAGGTTTGACACTTGCACCACACCTAAACACATTCATCACTGACACCTTCACAGGCCGTCCAGCATTCGAGGCAGTGACACGCTCTGCTCTAACAGAGTCAGGCATGTCATTCACAGTTCCACGCATGTACACAAACGCATCATCTGCTAACACAGCACCAACAGTTGCAGACACAAACGAAGGTGCAGCACCATCTGAGACAGGTATGACATCTGCATACGACACAGTAGATGTAAACAAGTTCTCAGGACTACAGCGCGTATCATTCGAGCTTGTAGATCGCTCATCACCTGCATTCATGGAATTGATGATGACTGAACTTCGCAAGGCATACGAAGCAGCGACAGACAAGGCTCTTATCGCAGCGTTCACAGCAAGCGGAACACAGGCTACTGGAGTTGCAGCAACAGCAGCAGGACTACAGTCATTCATCTCTGTAGAAGGCGCAGCAGCTTACAAGGGTACAGGCGGAGACTTCGCTAACAAGCTAGTCGCATCGACTGACCAATGGGCAGCAATCTCAGGATACGCGGATACCACAGGACGAGCCCTGTACTCAGCACAAGGCCCAACATACAACGCATCAGGTAACGCAGTAGCGACATCTGTCCGCGGTGGAATTCTTGGTACTGACTTGATCGTGGATCACAACATCACAACATCAGGCGTAATCGATGAGTCAGCATTCCTTGTTGCACCTGCATCTGTTTACACATGGGAGTCACCAACAACACAGCTTCGTGTCAATGTATTGACATCTGGCGAAATTGAAATCAACCTTTACGGATACCTAGCAATCTATGTTGCTAAGTCAGGTAAGGGCGTTCGCCGCTTCAACTACACAGCACCATAAGAAGCAACTAAGTACGCTCTAGGGGGTCAGTAGCCCTCTGACTCCCTAGAGTCTTTAGAAAGGACAAGGAATGGCACTCACAACAGTCGCAGAACTCCGATCAACACTCGGAGTCGGTACGCTGTACCCAGATGCCACCCTTCAGGAAGTCTGTGATGCATCTGATGCAGTTCTACTGCCTATGCTCTGGACTAATTCTTATTACAATATTGCACATAGCAACACAGCCACAACTGGCACTCTTTACTTTGAGGAAAAGGTAGAGAAGGTTTTTTATGTTGGTCAAGTAGTAAACATTACGGGCAATGGATCTAAGCACAATGGCAATAAGACTCTTACTGGAGTAGGCGATTACAACATCACCTATAACATCACAGGCAATAACAATGTCCCAGCAGTAGAGCACCCAGTCCAACCTTTTGGCACAGTATCAGGCGATACTTATGTCGATTACACTTTAGATACAGCAGTTCAGAATGCAGCTTTGATGATCGCTGTTGAGATCTGGCAAGCGCGTACAGCCACCCTTTCAGGCAGTAACGCTGTCGATTTCCAGCCCTCACCTTATCGAATGAGCGCACAGCTTCTCGCTAAGGTAAGAGGATTGATCGCTCACGCGTTGAGCCCTAATTCGATGGTGGGCTAATGCCTGTTGCCGTCACTACTCTTAGAACCACATTAGCCACCGCTCTAGTCAATAACGCTAAGTGGCAGACTTTTGCGTTCCCGCCAAGCACCGTATTAGCCAATAGCGTGATCGTGTCTCCAGATGATCCTTATCTGACACCAAGCAACAATCAGCACATCACTATTAGCCCAATGGCTAACTTTAAGATTATTATGACTGTTCCTTTATTTGACAATGAAGGAAACCTTAACGGGATTGAAGATACTGTCTGCGGCGTGTTCGCTAAACTCGCTGCATCATCTTTGACCTATAATGTAAGCGCAATTAGCGCACCAAGTATTCTCAATGCTGCTTCGGGAGACCTACTCAGCTGCGAGATGTCCGTATCAATCCTTACGAGTTGGAGTTAAAATGTCCGAGTGGGAAAAAGAGAACGAAGCCTTCCTGATCAAGATCGGGCAGGTAGCACCAGCAGTATCAAAGCCAGCAACTACTAAGAAGGACGAGGAATAATCTCATGGCTGTATTTCTGAATAACAATGTAGGTGTGAAGATTAACTCAGTCGATCTTTCAGACCATGTAACAGCAGTAACAATCAACCGCGTATTCGATGAGCTAGAAGTAACGGCTATGGGAGATAACTCTCATAAGTTCGTTAAGGGTCTAGAGTCATCAACTGTGACAATCGACTTCCTGAACGACACAGCAACAGCGAATGTATTGGCAACACTACAGGCAGCATGGGGAACAACAGTCACAGCTGTATTCCTACAGACAAAGGGAACAGCGGTCTCAGCGACTAACCCTCTGTACACAGTCTCATTGCTAATCAATAACACAACAGACATCAATGGTGCTGTAGGCGATATTGGCACACAGTCAATTACATTTACTGCTAACTCAACAGTTGCAGTAGCCACAACAGGTACATTCTAAAAAACTAACAAAGGGGCAAACCATGGCAAGACTAAAGATAGTTCGTACAGATGGAAGCGTATTAGAAGGCGAGATCACTCCAGCGGTGGAGTACTCATTTGAGCAGTACGCTAAAAAGGGCTTCCATAAGGCGTTCCGCGATGAAGAAAAGCAGAGCGATGTCTATTGGTTAGCATGGGAAGTAACACGCAGAGCAGGTGAA